AATCGAATTCGCGTGCTGACTCGGCAAACACCCGGCTATGGCCCCCAGGCTGTCGAGTACTTCTAAGTGACGCTGACCCCAATTCCGTTCCCCCTGAGCTCATCTCCGGGGGCATCGTCGCAGGAAAGCGCTGGGCGCATCATCAACGGCTATGCCGAGCCGCTTGGAAAGGATGTGCTGGCGAAGAAGGGATTGGCGCCGCCGGCAGTCGTGTGGCGGAAATCTCCCGGGCTTTCGCTGTTCGGCGCATCGGCAAACACCGGATTCCGCGGCGGACTCCTCGTTGGTAGCTCTCTCTATGCGGCGTGGGGAAACAAAGCTTCAACGTTCACGTCTGGTGGTGTTGAAACTGCTCTGACCGGAACGCTCAACGGCACCGAGAAAGTCTTTTGGGCACGGAACAACAAGACGCCGACGCCAGATGTTGTTTGTGTAGCGCCCGGGACTGGCGGCTTTATCGTGACACCATCTGCCGTGTCTTCGTGGTCCGCGGCCGGCGCACCGAATAGCGTATCGTTCATGGACAGCTATTTCCTGCTGACCTATGGCGATGGGACAATCCAGGCATCGGATCAGAATGCCACGACTATCAACACGCTGAACAAGACGACGGCGCAGTCGAAGCCCGGTGGGCTGACGCGCGGTCTGCCGTTCAACGGTCAGTTCTTCGCCTTGGGGCCGAATTTCGGTGAGGTCTACACTGACACGGCCAATGCAACGGGCTTTCCGTTCTCGCGCTCCTATGTGTTGCAGCGCGGACTTTTGGGGCCATATGCGATCGCCGGGCATGAAGATGGTTTCGCATCGGCTCTGATGTGGGTTGCCGATGACTTCAGCGTGGTTCAGCACAATGGCACGCCGAACCCGTTGAAGATATCGCCGCCTGATCTCGACCGGCTTATTGCTGGTGTGTCGGACAAGACGACACTTGAGGCCAGTGTTTACATTTCGCAGGGCCATCCGAAATGGGTGCTCTCGTGCCCGAGTTTCACATGGGAATTCGACCTCGGTAGCAAGAAGTGGAATGAGCGCGCGAGTTATCAGCAATCGCGCTGGCGTGCGATCAGCGGTATCTCGGCTTTTGGTAAGTGGATCGCGGGCGATACGCAAGCAGGTCAACTTATCTATGTCGATCCGAACGCTTACAGTGAGGTTGGGAATCCTCTCGGCTTCCAGCTCGAAAGCGGTCCTGTTTTGAACTTCCCGAACCGCACCCGGGTCGCGCGAGCGGACTTCAATTTCGTTGTCGGTGTCGGGCAGGCGACTGGTCAGGATCCAATCGCGACCGATCCTAGCGTCGGCATCTCATGGTCCGATGATGGCGGTATCACTTGGAGCAACGAATACGTCCGCAAGCTCGGCCGGCAGGCGACGCCACAGCGGATCACGATGCTCAGAACCGGAATGACTGGCGTGCAGGGGCGCCGCTGGCGGTTGAAGGTGAGTGACCCTGTGTATGTGGCCTTCCTCGGTGCCACGCAAGACACGCAGCTTAGAAACCACTGATGCGCAAATTTCCGCGACCTGACAAATCGACTCCGCTCCTTGAGCCGGACGGCAGATCGATCAATCAGGCTTGGTTCGACTTCCTTGGGTATCTGGAATCGCGCGGGGTACTTGATGCACCGGACGTGGACAATTCAACACCTATCACGAACGGACAAGTGCTCGTCTATGACAGCACCGCGAAGAAATTGAAGCCTGGAGCGAATTAGATGGGGCGCCGTTCCGATATCAAGCCGCTGCCTTCATTGGAGCGGCTGAACGAACTGCTATCCTACGATGAGCATACTGGCATCCTGACGTGGAAGATGCTGCCCGCAACATCGCGCTCGAATATCGGCTTCAACAACGCTGGCTCAATCTTCGGGAGGCGGCGAATGGTCCAAATATTCAGAACAGCAAGCTCCGCAAGGATAACAGCAGCGGAGTGAAGGGCGTCCATTGGGATGCTCGCCACAAGAAGTGGCGCGCAGTCCTAACGACAAACGGCGTAAGCGTTCGTCTTGGTCGATTTGCCTCAATCGAAGAGGCTGCAAGTGTCATCGCGTCGGCTCGCATGAGAGATCATGCTGAGTTCGCGCGCATGGCTTGACAAGGAGGATATAGCCCTATGGGCTTGTTTCGATCTCTTTAGCAACGACACTGCCGAGCAAGCCGCCCAGCAGCGCAATGCCGGGCTTCAGCAGGGCTATGATGCCCTCTCTGGGTTGTATAGCCAGGGGCGCGATGCGCTCACCAGCAACTACGGCAATGCGTCTAGCCTTTATACGCCGCTGATCGCATCCAGTACGGCCGGCGCTAATGCCTACGGCGATGCAAGCGGCGCGAATGGCGCCGCTGGCTTGCAGCGGGCCATGGATACGTTCAAGAACTCAGGTCAGTACGGAAACTACGGTTTCTCGCTCGATCAGGGCTTGCAGGCGCTCAACCGGACGCATGCCGCCGCCGGCAATCTGTCTTCCGGCAATGCCGATACCGACGCGATGAAATATGCAACGGGCCTCGCAAATCAAACCTATGGCAGCTACCTCTCTGGCCTTCAGCCGTATCTGGGCCAGCAGAGCAGCGCTGTGGCCGGCGCTGCTGGGGTCGATACAGGCCTCGGTCAGGGTCTCAACCAGTCCTACCAGGGTCAGGGTGCGGCAGCGAACGCCAACTATACGGGGCAAGGCGCATCGAATGCCGCGGCGACGATGAACGAGTACAACGTTGGAAACAACATCCTCGGGGCCATTAAGACGGGCGCCAGCTTGTTCGGATCGTTCCTCTGATGGCTGACATTGATTCAATCATCGCTGGTGCCAGCGGCAATACCCGGGCCGATTTCGCAAATTTTGATCCGGTCAAGGCGTTCTTCGACGCCAATAAGCAGCGTGCCGACTTCGACACGCGCCGCGCATTTAGGGATGGTGTCCCAACGGACGCTAATGGCCAGCCTGATTTCAGCGCTATGGCAAAGACGCTCTTCCAGAAGGGCGATCTTCCGCAAGGCATCGCCGCAGCAAATCTTAGCATCCAGCGTGATCAGCTTCGGCTTGGGCAGGAAGCCTCTGCTAAGATGGGGCAGATGGAGGCTGGTGGCCCTCAGGGAGCACCTCAAACGGTAGTAGTGCCACCGTCTACGAGCCGATCAGCGAGCACCGCCGTTGCGCCCCCTATCAGCCAGACTGCTAATCAGCCTTCTGGTGTTCCACAGCAGCCTCAGGGCGGTGCAACAGTCATGAAGGTGCTGGAGGCGCAGGGTATTCCAAACAGCGAGCTCGGCGCCGCGAGCGCGTCCGTTGCGCGCCAGCTTGGTCTGGACGATCCGAATGCGCCGATCGATATTAACGATCCCAGAGTCCGCAACGTACTTGTGCCGGCTGTTCAGCAGTTAAAGAGGATGGGTGCAGGGCAGGTTGCGCAGACCGGCCAGCCGACGCAGCAGGATATCCCGCCGGTCAACCCGCAGCAGAACCAAGGCACGTTTGGCGCGCCGTCTGCACTTCCGACACGCGGTGCCGTTCCTACCGGAAATGATCCAGAGATACAGAAGCAGATCGCGATGTACACTTACATTGCGGGCAATCCGGCATATCCAAAATCTGTTCAAGAGGCTGCCCAGACTCGCCTGAAGGCGCTGCAGGAGCAGGGTGCGCCGACCGGACCCATGAAGGAATATGATCTCTATCGTCGTCAGGGCGGCAATCTGCCGTTCAATGACTGGCTGGCCGACAACGAGTCAAAGAAGACCGCGGCGACCGAAGAGGCAAAACTTGGCGCGCAAAAGTACCAGTCGCTTGTCGAAAACGGTACTAAGGCGCAGATGGAAATCCCGCAGCTCGAATTGCTGCAGGAGCAGATGAAGGATCCGAACTTCTTCTCTGGCGCGGGAGAGAAGTACAACCTGCTCTATAAACGTCTGAAATCCGCGGTCGGAATTGATCCGGAAGCGGCCGTTCCGCAGGAATATCTGCGCAAGGCGACCGCGGCCAACGTGCTTTCGTCGCTCGGCGCGCTGAAGGGCCTCGGCCAGATCCGCGTCGCCGAAATCAACATGGCGCGCGAGGCAGCGGCTTCGCCTGAAAACTCTGTGCCTGCTAACCAGCTTTTGGTCGAGATCTCCAAGCGGACGCACCAGCGTAATGCTGACATCGCGGAGATGGCGCAGAACTACAAGGAGCAGAATGGCGTTTTGGACGCCGGCTTCGATAAGAAGGTGACGGCCTATTATAAGCAGCATCCGCTGTTCACCGATGCCGAGATCAAGGACTGGCATAAGGTGATTGGGCAAGCGCCGCAGAAATCCGCAAGCGCGGCACCGGCATCTGCTCCGGTCCCGAACGCCAAGCAGGCTCCTGATGGAAACTGGTATGTCCCTGATCCGAACAGACAGGGCAAATATCTAAAGGTCATCCAGTAATGGCGACCTTTGAGCCTGTTGAAGGCGATCCGTTTAGCGCAGCGC